CCAGCCGGGAAGACAAAGGTCTTGCTGGTCATCCATTTATTAACAGTGAACTAGGCCTATACATGGACCATGTCAAAGGCGAACGTAAACTACAAGGTATGAGTAGGCCTAAGGAAGTGATAATGCATCAGGATCATCCTTATTGGCAACAAGTACTTCGACAACGAGGAAAAAAATAATCATGTGGCCTTTTCGTGTAATTGATAATTTTTTACAACCTGAACATTTTGATTATTTGTGTTCAATACCATTGCCACACTGCGAATCTGATCAATGGTTGATTTATAAAAATCAATTTTATAAAAATGGAGAGATAAAACAGCAAGACGATAAAACAGTAGAAACTGCCAACAAACTTACGTTAGATCCTTCTATGATTGCAGAAATAGCCAATACCTACAACCCACAATTATTTGACCTACTGCAAACACTGGCACCAGAAAAAATTGATCAATATAAGTTTACAGAACTTAATTTAGTAGTCACTGGTAAAGATTATAAATTCCCAATACATAATGACATTCCAAGCAAACTATTATCAGTTGTAATTTATCTATTGCCAGAAAAAAATTCAGGAACCTGGATTTACGCCAGTGAAACCGGAGATAATGCCTTGCAAATTGAATGGCTCCCAAATCGTGCGTTAATTTTTTCTCGGACCGAAAATACTTGGCACAGTTATCAAGGTGATGGCATCACTCCTAGATTTACTCTAGTTTATAATCTCAAATCATAAGGAGTAATATGTATCAATCACACCGCTGGTGGTTTCCGGACCAAGACACACACTTTGCTAAAATGTTAGTTAGAAATATTGAAAAGGGTGGGCAACCAGTCTATCAAGAACCTGTACGTAGAGCCAGCATACCCTATTGTAAAAAACATGATGTGGCTCTGGACATAGGTGCCAATGTGGGCCTGTGGACTCGAGACCTTTGCCAATTTTTTCAACAGGTACATGCTGTTGAGCCAGTGGCTGATTTTAGAGCGTGTCTGGTAAAAAATGTTCCAGCAACAAATTTAAAAATTCACGACTGTGCCTTGGGTGCAGAAAATAGCCTGATTGACATGATTATCACTGCTGACAATACTGGACACAGTCACGTGGATCCTGCCAGTTTTGGTCAGGGCAAAATACAAATGAAAACTTTGGACAGTATGGAATTACCCCAGACCGACTATGTTAAAATAGATTGCGAGGGCTATGAATATAATATTATTTTAGGTGGTGAAAATTATCTTAAATCTTGTAAGCCTGTTATTGTGGTTGAACAAAAGTTTCACAAAGACACCGGCATAACCGACAACGGCGAAGCTGTTGAATTATTGAAAAGCTGGGGCGCCAAATTATTAAAACAAAAGAAACACGATTTGATCATGGGTTGGTAACGTGTATCTATTGTTGAATTATGATGAAGCTGTAATTGGTCTGGCCAAAAGAACACTGGCACAACACCTGAGAAAAATTGAACCTGCTTGGGCAAACACCGTTGCCTATCTAGAAAAAACCAGCAGGCGTATGGAAAAATCTAGGTTGATTGAAATTGACTTTGCTACGCTTAACAGTCTTATTAGACAAGACGTAGAAGAATATAAAGATTCCGTTGTAGCTGAATACAAAAAGAAATATCGTCCACTAATATGTTGGCTGGCAGAAAATTTTAAAAACATCAATGTTGACCGTGACTATCTGTTGTCTTGTTATATTAATAGCACCACTAACAACTTTGTTAAAACCCTAGGGCAACAACTGACGGATCGACCAGTCTGGGCATTACCAGGAGATCTGATTCCGGATGATCAAACAGTAGTTTTAAGAAATATCATCAACAACCAATCTATACTAAAATATCGATTGGTAGATCATTTACCTTTCTGGTTTATTGATTCTGGTTATACTAATTTTGTAACTGGTAAAAAACACTGGCATCGACTAGTGGAAAATCACATACATCATTCGTTATCAAAAAAGAGTTATTTCCCTGCAGATCGTTTACACTTGTTACCTAGCATGCCAACTCCGTGGCGAGATGGTGGTGACGCAATATTGGTCGTTGAAAACAGTGAACAACACTATCAGATGTTTGGAACTACATTATCTGCATGGCGTGAACAGGTGCGTACAGAACTACAAAAATATACCGATCGTAGTGTAATATTCAGACCCAAGGAACTCAATCGTAAAATTCGTGACAACTTGTACGAGCATCTGCAAAAATCTAACTATTATTGTGTAATCACTGATGCCAGTTCAGCTGCCATAGAAGCTGTATGGACCGGTATTCCTATTATTACCCTAGGTCGGCATGTTTCTACAAGCGTGGCTTGTACCAAATTATCAGACATCAACAATTTGTATCGTGGTTCCATCGGCAATTGGCTATGTGCTTTGAGCTACAGTCAGTTTACAGAAAAAGAACTGTATGACGGTACCGCATTAAAATTAATAAAAAAATATCATGTATGATGTTGTAATATATCTTTCCAGTCTGCCCAGAATAGCAGATCGCAATCGCAAGGTTGAAGTATTACAGGCCTTTGCTGAAGGTGCACAAGCACAAGGAGCTAGTGTACTAGTTCAAACAGAACTACAAGTGATAGACTGTCGATTGGCTGTGATTCTAGGGTGGGTAGGTACTACAATTCGTGGACCGCATATTCAACTTAGGCAACATGTAATCGATCATCAACGACGCACCGGACACCATGTCATGCCCATTGATGCCAGTTGTTTTAAATTTGTAGATACAGACAGTTATTTTTTACGCTACAGTCTTGACGGGGTATTTTATAATACCAATAACTATGCCAATACCAACAGTGACCATTCTAAATGGCAACAAATTCAACAAAGATTTAATTTGAGTCTATCTCCTTGGCGGACACAAGGCACTCATGTGTTGGTATGCTTACAACGTGATGGTGGATGGTCAATGAAGGGTACCGACATGACGGCCTGGACCCAACAAACGGTGCAACGTCTACGATCAATTACCAACAGACCTATCGTGATTCGTCCACATCCTAAACATAAAATAAATTTGTCTGAGTTAACCAGTTTGCCTGGAGTAAGTGAAAGTGTTAACGGTAGTACGTTACAACAGGACTTATCTAATGCGTGGGCCGCAGTATTTTGTAATAGTTCAAGTAGTGTAGCGGCTGTGTTAGCAGGTATTCCTGTATTTGCCGATGATAACGATTGTGTAACCTGGGCCGTGGCCAACAAAGATCTAGCACAAATTGAGTCACCTGCTATGCCAGATAGAACTCAGTGGCTCTATGATCTCAGTGCCGCACACTGGACTGATGCTGAAAGTCGTTGTGGTGCAATATATCAACGGTTTGTTGAATACTTACAATAGCCCAGGCCAAGCCAGACAACATTTCATCGTGGGTGAATTGTGCATAACTCAAATGTCGTAACCAAGACTCTTTGAGATCTGAATCAACATCAGGCAAAGAATCAATTTGTTGGATATCAAATGGACATACTTGTGTGGCTCCCGTACGGCCTAAACTAACTACAGGAATATTGTGCATGGCCGATTCTACTGCACAGTTACTGGTGTAGACAACCACAGCATTTATATCCTGTTGCAGTTGATTTACAAATGTGTCTTCAACCAATCTATGTGTTCGATTCATGGTTCTTCTTCTTACCACAATCTCTCTGTCTGTGTGTTTTTTAATCAACGCCGTAGTATCAATGATCCATTGTTCAGGATCGCCAAGATTCATTGTTGTGCAAATTTTAGAATCTGGTGGAATTAGCAATATACGATTTCCTCGGCGGAATTCAGTAAGATCTGGGTTGGCAATATCCAGACGATCTCTTGATCTCTCTACGATCGGAAACCAGTTGTGATAGGCATTTTTAGTGACACGTAGATAGTTTTTCTTTTTGGTATTGCCAAAATACCCAGTGTCGATGTAGTAGTAGTCAAGATTGTAGCGACGTGCTTGGTCAAGAACCATGGTAGTGGTCACTCCTGAAAATACCATTGGATGCTGAGTGTTATTTTGTATATCGTCGTCGGTGGCCCATGCTGCGTTGCACCCTTTTACAAAATCTGATATCTTTTTTTTATTTTTATATGCCAGTATCATGATTGGTAAGTATTCGCCAAGCAGTTCCGTCACTCATTTCAGTAAAGGTAAACTGGCTGTAGCTAAGATGACGCAACCAAGCTTCGCGTTCGTCTTCGGTGGGGATTCTGGGATTTTCAATTTCTGCCAATGTGTGTGAACTAAGCGCACCGGCTGCATTGGGGCCTAAAGTAATAGCAGGCTTGCCTAGCATAACAGCTTCGCAGGCCGCAACACTGTTGTAAGTTACTAGACAGTGTACATCGTCGGCCAAGGCTTCTTCCATGGTGTTTTCTCTCATGCGATCATCTCGTGTGCGTTTGAGTCTAATTTCTATAGGACGGTCTGTGTGCTGTTTAATTTCAGCAACAGTTTCATCAATCCATTGTTGTTGGTCAATAGCCCAAAGACTAAAACTTTTTTCGCTGGGTGGTGCCACTAGTATTTTACTGCCAGGAGAGAATTTTTTTAAAGTAATCGGGCACTGATCTAGTCGATCTCTAGGACGTTCAATGATAGTGCGTATGTCATGCACATGATCTTTGATTATTCTAAACCATACTTTACGTCCAACATTGCCCAGGTATCCGTTGTCTATGTAATAAAACGTGCGGCCTGTTTGCCAGCATCGATTAACTGTTGCAGTGAATTTCATTCCACGAATTCCAAATGGATGTTCTACAGGAGTAAGTGCGGCCTCTTGACTGCTGACCAAGGCACCGTCACATCCTTCGGCAAATCTCTCAACAAACGCAGACTGGCGGACTTTTATTTCGCTGTCATGTATTTTTCTGTTGATACAAAGTACCTGTCCTGGTTTAAAATCTCTTTTTGGAATATCCGGAGTCATTGTTAATCCAAACGTTGTTGGCAATACTCAGTAAACATACGTTCCATATGCCACTCGTTGCCCTGTGGAGTGTCAGCAAACTCATGAAAGCAAGGTGTACCTAGGGTATAGTGTAACAGTTTAGCATCAGGGTTAGGACCATATTCATCTGGTAACCAGTTCCATTCTTTAGGTAGTTCACCAATACGTTCGTCATCTAACCAACTAAAACGATGTAGATATGAGCCCGAAGATTTTTGTATAAATTCGGGTGTTAATTTTCTATTGGGATGATTGCTACAGTTCCACAGGATTACACTAGACCAATTTTTTCTTGGATAGTCTTCATTTTTTGCACCAAGATATTTTTCAGTCATTCTTGTTTTGTAATCATGTTTGACCACCATAACGTCAACGTGGCCTTCCTGCAGTTCCCATAGTTTAACTATGTCGTCGCGCACAATCATGTCGCCGTCAATGAATATTGCCCAACCTGTGTAGCTCATCAAGTGTGGCACTAAGAATCTAGTGTAAATAAAATGATTTGATCCATCTGTGTGCGTTTCTTCATAGTCTTGGAACAGGTTCAACGCAATAGGCATAATGGCCACTGGTCGACTGGCATGTCTAATAATACTGTTCACACAAGTATGAAACGCAATAGCTTCTCTAGGATCGTATCCTACAAATACTGGAATTGGGGTCATTGGCGTTCTATGTCCTCTTCTGTACAATTAAGACCATACTGTATCTCCACTACACGCAACGGTTGATCAGTTTCGTTACATAGTTGATGCCACTCCAGACGAACAATGTGTATATGTTGGAATTGTGTAAACTCTCCCAGCAATTCTTGATCACTTTTACGATTGATAGTGTAAACTGTAGCAGTTCCGTCGGCTATATGCCAATGCTCGGCGCGATCTTGGTGACGTTGCATACTAAGTCGTTGCCCTGGCAACACTGTAAGCTCTTTAACTTTTGTGCCGGGTGCCTCGTGTAACACACGATAGTATCCCCAAGGTCGTTCTGTTTTGGGTGTTTTCCATTCTTCGAGTATCCAACTTGAACTATTGGCTTTGTTTTCTCCGCCTACACCAAACACAAATGTTATGTTGGTATCTGCCACATCCATTTCAGGAATATTAACAGCAGTTCTGTCGCCACCGTTGGCAAAAACAATAGCATCTTGTGGATAGCTTTGACGCACCATCCATACAGCATGTTTAGCAGTGTTGTCTGCGTCATCAAAATCAATGACAAAATCCACACACTCAAGTTCTCGAATAATTGCTGTGCGTTCTAGCAATGGCATAAAAGCTCGCCCTTTTTTGCGAGCAAGCCAAGCATCTGAATTAACTCCTACTACCAGAATATCACCTAGTTGCTTTGCTGATCTAAGATATTCTATGTGTCCGCTGTGTAGTGGGTCAAATCCACCAGTTACTAAAACAATCTTTTTCATGCAGATATTTATGTGCGTAGTTTATGTCAGTTTAAGTTTTGGCTAGTATAATATCTTTGCCTAAATTAATGACTTGATCATACCCCCATGCGTGTAGCAACTGTTCAGTATCGTGGGTGTCAAAACTAAACTTTTTGACCAACACCTTTCTTTCCATTAATATCACAGGCCATGATCGTTTTATAGTCTGTTCTGCACCTTGGATTATTAAAGGCTCGTATCCTTCACAATCTAATTTGATAAATCCCACAGTATCTAACTCATAACTGTCAATGGATTGCACTGCAAATTTTCCAGATTCAGTGTCTGGGTTGACAAAATTACCAAAACTTTTTGGAGTTTTAACAAGATCAACAAACTTTTCTCGATCTCCTAGCCCATAGGGTTCAATGCTGACGTGTGAGCATGCAAATGTTTTCATGTTCTCGGCTAAACAAGTTCTTAATTGATCATCAATTTCAAATGCCAGGACTTGATCAAACTTTGAGTTCATATGATAACTCATTAATCCATAGTTGGCGCCGCCGTCTATAGCAAGTTTCCAGTCTTTGACCAAGGTCAATGCACGATCTAAATTATCTTTTTGATAAAGAAGAATATCACCTGGTTTGCCAGCTTTACGCAATCTTTTGACACTGCTGTGAAAGCTCCGATCATCGTCTAGTATTTTCCAATTTTGATATAGCATGAAATACTTATCAGATAAAAATTTGATATTGTTCTACCAAATCAGCAGGTCCAGTTGTGTTGAATTCTATTCGGTTAAATTGACTCCAACAAATATGTTCCCACCAAGCGGTACGGTCTGGCCGATTATCTGTGGCCAGATTTTCAATGTTGCCCATGAGCAGAGTAGTCATGCTGGCATCTGTGGTATAAGCAGGTACCCCCAACAAACACGCCTCAACACAAGCCATAGTCCGTTCTCCAACCACAGCTCTAGCACCTGCTAATTGTTCTACATACCTAGGCCAACGATTATCTTTAGCACCAGTTTTTTTGCGCCAGCGTATTTCTCCTGGCCAGTAAGTGCGCACAGCCGCAGTTAATCTAGCTCTAAATTGTTCTAAATTTTCACCGGTGCGTTCCTGTAGTACTACTTCTACAGGTTGTATGCCTATGACATATCCGTCAGTGCGTGACTGCCATGGTTGTTGTGCCGGTGTTGAAAACAAGTGTGCTCGACTGTGTGGTACGGACCGCATTGTCATGTTATGATGACCATTATACGTCACTCTGCGAGTTTCTCTACGTGGAGTATCTGGCCCCCAATAGCCGTATTCAATTTCTATATAGGGGCGGCCTTCGGCTATGTATTCTTTAAGGGGCGACCACCATGGAGCATAATGGGTGGCTATTAAAACATAATCATCTGGAACATCAGCTACCCGATCAAACGTTTTGAGCCCGCGTTGCCGCCATGGTTCTAAAGTCCACCCGGCATAATCACCTGGCATATCCAAGGCATAGGCATATTTCATAGTGGTAATATTTATGGGTTAAATATCTGTATGAACATACTTTTAAAGACTCCATTAACTGTTGGTAAAAAAATTGATCAACCCGGATTTATGATAGCCAGCGATTCTGGCTATTTTAATCAATGGGCAAAGACACTGTTTTTAAGTATCCAATTTCATGCTCCGTGGGCTCATGTGCATTTTCATTTGTTTGATCCTACCGCTGAAGACTTGGATTGGATTGACAAAAGGGATTGTACAGTGACCGTTGAAACTATCCCTACAGAACATCTGGGCTCCAACGAAGAGAGAATAATGTATCTAGCTGCGGCCAGGTACATGCGAGTAAGAGAAATTTACACTGACGACACAGTATTAATTAACCAAGACGCTGACAGCATTATGGTGCGTGATTTATCCAAAGATGAATTTTTAAAAAGTTTAGAACATAGTTGGGTTCCTACTGCTCCCAAACGAGCACAGCTAAGTCTGTGTAGTGCGTTCGGAGTTGGTCCTGACAATACTCGACATATCATATGCGATCGCTACAGTGCTGTTTATGGTACACCAGATTGGATATTTGCCTACGATCAACGGGTAATGGATCAAATGATTGCGGCCGATGAAATCTCGGCCATGGATCTGCGATACACGGATTATAAATTTAGCGAAGACTCGTACATATGGACCGGCAAAGGCGATCGTGTGTACAAAAAGAAATTTATACAACAACAAGCAAAATATCTTTCTTTGATCTAATATTATTTTAGTGCCATAGTCATAAGACTGTGATCGACCCAAGGCACAACCAGATCTTGTTGTCGTAAGGCACTGTGAGCGTAAATGCTGGCATTGGCTGACTCAGGTAACAGCCCAAATTCAGACAGATGATGCCAGTTGATGTTGCGAGGATTTTGTGGAGGAGTTGTGCTTTTATACACCACAGCATGTATCCACGGTTCTGTGGGTGTTTGTTTAAAGAAGCCGCTGCCACAATCCCATCCTGCGGTAGCCAACATGTACATAAGACTGACCAAAGTATGATGATAATAGCATCCGTTGGGCAATACATACGAAAGCTGGCGACGATGGATCTGTTGAGTTACTGGTATGGTCAATGCTAACATTCCACCCGGACTGGCAATATGCCACCAATTACTCAAAGTTTGTATTGGATTCATTGCATATTGAAACGCATCGTGGCACCATAACACATCAACACCGTCCGAG